ACAAGTTAGACGGAAACACAGAATCAATCGGCCCCGCCAGAGCCGTCGTACCGTAACTCTGTAGACCCAAAGTACCGCCGGTACCCATCGCCAAATTCACCGGCATCAAAGCGCCCGTCGACGTGCGGCGCATGATCATCCCCTGCGAGGAAGTAAACGTACCCTCAGTCGCGAGCGTCTTAATCGACGCATTACCAGCAAGAGGCACCGTCACTGCCGTGCCCCCCTTCTGAGTCCAGGGCAAACAGGAAGTGAAATAATCGTGGCGCTTGTTAATCGCCACACCGGCGTAGTTAGCCACCGAATCCGGACCATCATCCACCTGGACAACAATCGAATTCTGCAGATTCTCATCGCGGAACCACTGGTTATAAATCAGGTTCATAGCCCTGAAAGGAAGCGCGTTAACGCTAATCGTGTTACCGCCCGCCGTCTGACCCGCACACGGAATACCGAAATAGTCCGCATAGGAGAACCGAGCAAAACCACCGGCCGGAGAAACCAACTGCGGAATCGTGAACGAAATCGAATCAGCAGGATTCGCCTGCTCACCCATGAAATTCACCCAATGAGTCCACACCAGGCGGTTAGGAACGAAAAAGAAAAACGACTCCAACTGACAGTTATCCATGATCGGAAACAACGGAGTCGCCAGACGACAAAACGCAGTCATGCTCACCGCGAACGAGTCACCAGGAAGAATCTCCTGGACATACACCGGGACCAAAGCCGTCGCGGAAAAAGTCGTCTTGTGCTGATGCTGCATACGAAACGAACTGCGCGGAATATCCGCGCGAGGAATCATCGAGAACTGATGAACGTCCACCTGCGGCGCCCGAAAATTAACGCCATATGAGTCAAAACCTGCCATAGATCACCCCTTGGTTGAAACGTTTTTGCCGATGCAAACCATGTCAGCCACACCGGTATCAAACAAACCACTGTCGGTGTTATAGCTGCCCAGCTCATACAAATCGAAATCCTCCGGATGCTGATAGAGCTGATTGTCAGCCGCCGCGCGATTGATCTCATCAGAGAAAGAACGGATAGCCTGACCACGAGAAACCAAAAACATCGGATTGCCGTACTGGTCAGTGGCACGATCCCGAACGCAGAAGATTCGCATAATCATAATTTCACCTGTTTGCGGTTGTAGTTAGCCAATGCACACGCCTCACGAGCCGCGAGGCGAGAAGGAGAACAATCCTCGAGGTACTTAGCCGCGCGCTCGTACCGCTCAAACTCCTTGGACTCCGCCAAGTCAACGTCGAGCTTCAAAAGCAACTCATCGTAGTAACGCGGAGGGGGCACCACCTGGCCCCCAGGCAGACAAACACCATCACGCGCGAGATACACCTCGCGCCAATACTTCTCAAACCACTTAGCGCCAATACCGGGCTTAAGACTCATGCGCCCGTACTCAGGAGCCACCTGGACAACTTCACCAGTACGAAGATCAACCCGAGAATAGTGAGCGTCAGCACGCTCACCCGTAACCACCTTGCACGAGTACTTCGCCACATAGAGAGCGGATTGGAGTGTGAGATCTCCAACCGAGGAAAAACCGAAGGGCCAGAGCTTCTCCAAACTAGGAGAGCGAAAAAGCCGATCCCCAATAGCAGCACGATCTGAAAAAGATCGACCAAAAAGTAAAGCGTGGAAGTGAGGCCGCTTGAGCTTGGAACCATACTCGCCTCCCATGAAAAAACGGGTGGGCCCGTGAGCAAACCGCAAGCGCTTCATGAAGCGCTGAAAATCAGAATGGCTTAGCGAGGGGGCATAGTGCCCCTCGTCATAGGTGAGCGTTACGAAACAGTTGTCCTGGTGCAGCTGCGCCTCGTGCATACACCGGAGAGCCCAGGACCGCTGCCGCACCTGGCGGCAGCCAATACACTTGCCACAAGGCAGACGGACCTCCCTCGAGGAACGAGACTCACGAAATAAAAGCGGGCCCCCATCGTCGGGGGCCCAAGCGGACCAGGGGCGAAAGCAGCCCAAGGCGCCCTACAGGCGCCAACCACCACGGCGAGGACTCAACCGAACATTGATCGAATGCGACCGGCCCGACTGGTGCCGGAACTTACCCGCCGAACGCCCCTTGTGAAGCCGAGAACGACCCGATTTGACCATGAGCACCTCCTGCAAACGGGACCGATACTGTCACCTAGCACTACTTACATCAAGTAAAGAGCGTAGTGCTAGGCGGCCCCCCCCTTAACCGGGGGGGCCTCTGGGACCGCCGGAGAAGCCGCAGGAGGAGCCGGAACGGCCAACCCTAGGCGTCGCATCTCCTCCAGGTTATCGAGGCTCTGGCCGTCCCTGGAGGCGCTACAGAACTCTAGAAACGCCTGGGGGTCATTGCCAAACCGGGAGCGAACCTCAGCCGGCTGCTGCATAAACGACTCCCGAGCCTGAATCACAGCGTCCTGGGCGGACTTGAAGTCGACCACCTGGTCGAAATCCCCAAACATGATCGGGCGAGCTCCCTGAGGGATCTGCCCTGTAATACCAAACCGACGGACGATGGTATTGATATCCGCATCCTCCGTCTGAGACTGAACCGTCAACGAGGGACCCTCGTTGACAACCGTCGCCTCATCAGACGCAGCCAATAAATCGTAGTTATACGGAGAACGAATGAAAGGAGCTAAAGGCTTAGACATAGAAAAAACCTCAATGAGTTAGAAGGAGAAAAGAAAAGAAAAACCATAGATGTAAGAAATAAGAAATAAGAAACAGATAAGAAAACCAGATAAGAAAAAAACAAAGAAAGAGCGCCGTGAGCGGCCAGGAGTAGGACTCCTGGCCTGCCGGCGCAAAAGAGGGGAGGGGAAGGCTTCGCCTTCCACTCCCAACACAAACGAAGGATCGTTAAACAAACAAACACCCGCAGGTGGGGTGAACTCGCTACGGAGGAGGAACAGGTCCAAAAGGCTGCGCAAAATTACGAAACGCAGAGGCTCCGGAAGCAATAGGGCCCATCACAGCCTGAGCCCCAACCGCTGGCATGCCCAGCGGAGAATTATAAAAACGAGCCTCGGTACTCAACCTCGGCATGCCCAACGAAACACGCTGATTGTCCAGCTTCTGAGCAGCAACCTGGAGCGGATACAGATCCATCATGAAATCATTGTTCTGCATCAGTCGCCGCGTGTCCTCAACCGTCCAATCCCACTTCTTCGCAAGCAAATCGATATTTGCCTGCAGCTCATCAGTCTGACGTTGAGTGTTAGTCAAAGTAGCCTGGGCCTGCTGGCCCGCATACGGAAGCGTCTTGGTAGCGGCCGCCGCCTGGGCCGAAAGCAAAGCCGCAGAAGCATCAGCCTGGCCCGCCTGGGCCTGAGCCTGGTTAGCCGACGCCATCTGCGTGCCCAGCTGCGCGAAAGACTGCATAGGATTCTGAACATTCGGAATCCCTGGCATACCAGGCGTAGAAGCCCCCCCCTCGCCGATCGCGAGGAGGGGATTAAGCCCGGCGGCCTTCAAGTCAGTCACACGCCGCTGCATCGCCGTATTAGACATCGTGGTAGCCCACTCACGATTCGCATTAGCCTGCTCGGTCTGAGTCTCATTCGACTGACGCTGACCGATAAAGCCCATCACATCACCAACGATGGAAAGCGGATTCAAACTGTCGAGAAGTCCCATGGCACACCTCAGAAGTGATCGATCATCCCAGGCACGCTGTACATCGGCATCGGACGCGCACACTTCACATCGAAGAAAAGATCCGCAAGAACCTGCTGGTTAGCAGCAGCTGCACCAGCCGCAAGCGCTCGCTGCAAATTAGCCGTCGTACTGTCAGTCACGAAAGCCGAATTCAACGCAGGAAGAGCCGCAAACTTCTCAATCAAATGCCAAGCGTCAAGAGGAGTCGCAGCCTTCGAATTGAAATAACCCGTGGCCGTCGAACGCTTCCACCGATATTCGCCCCAGCGTTCCTGGAACCCGAAAGTGAGAGCGTCGTTTGCAGACCCGTCGGAGTAAATCTCGTAATTAAGAACAGGCTGCTCTCCGAGAGCCTGAAAAACCGGGAAGTAGAAATCGTACCTGGTAGAGCGCTTCCACATCTTGTCGATGCCTTGCTGATAACCCATATCAGCACGAACGGCGACCAGTCCCAACACGTAACCATGCTCAGTGAACGATTGACGGAAACCATGGCCACCTCCGGTGCCAATACCAACACCGGCCAAAGTACCCAACGGAGAAGTCCCGCCAGTCAGGCCGGTAGCCGTAGTCTGAGGAACAGGAGCAATATTAATGGCGGTCTTACCGCCGCCCAGGTACTCGGGACGCTGAAGCCGCATATCAGGAGAAAGCACACCGAAGTGAGAACGAATAATCTCGGTGTAACGAGTACCACCTCGCGCATCACGCTCCAGCAACCTCTGAATCTGAAAACTCTGACGCAACGCGTTAATCGTCGCACCCGTGGCCGTAGTCAGATCGGCCCACAAGTTAGAAGGAAACACAGAATCAATCGGCCCCGCGAGAGCCGTCGTACCGTAACTCTGTAGACCCAAAGTACCGCCGGTACCCATCGCCAAATTCACCGGCATCAAAGCGCCCGTCGACGTGCGGCGCATGATCATCCCCTGCGAGGAAGTAAACGTACCC